TCGTGGGGTTCGTGATCTTAGTTGGTGGAAGCGCCGGGTCACGATGAATCCGGTCGTGAAGATCGTGCGTTGTTCTGACCCTCTCATGTGGTACGCTTCGAGAGTAGGCGAGGAAGTGACCGTCGAGCGAGTTGACCGTGAAGGGCTGTGGGCACGAGAGGGAGGCGAGTATAACGCCATCAACATCATCCGTTTTTCGGATGTCTAAGACGGTCCACAAGAAAATACCCCGGCCTCTATCTTACTGGTTGCGTCACAAGCGCCAGAAGTGCGAGTGTCTGGGGTATTGGTTTCCCCATCGTAAGGGTGGGGGAGCTTGTGAACATTCCTCCAAAGCCGATTATTACCACGCCCTGAGACAGGGGCTTTCCCAGGCTGAAGCTATGCAGTTGCTGTCTGCGTCCGACTTGGAAAAGCTCTTCCCGCTGCCCGATTCAACCCCGTCCGATGATTCGGACATCCCATTCTGAGGACCAAATGAAGAACGACATCGACGTTACCTTCGACACCAAGACGCGACGGCTGGTGTTCAAAGCCCCCTTTCACATGAGCGACGTTATTCGGGGGTTCCCGTCGCGTCGCTTCGATCCCAAGGGTAAAGTCTGGAAGGTGCCGCTTGTTAAGGCGAACATCAGCCATCTTCGTGAAGTCTTTCATCTGTACCCGTTCAACGTGTCGACCGAAGCCCAGGCAGCTTGTGCCGATCACGAAGCGCTGATGGCTGGCCCCAAGTACGTGCCTTTCCCCCGCCATATCTACGACTTCAAGAAGTCCCAGCTTAAATATGATCCGATGCAGCATCAAGACAAAATGCTCGATTTGTCGTATGGGCTGAAGGCGTCGGCGTGGTTCGCTAAGATGGGGACGGGCAAGACGTTTGCGGCGGTGCACCTTGCGATGGCTCGTTGGGCTGCAGGACAAATTGACGCTGTAATGATCATTTGCCCGTCCGCTCTTCGCCGTACGTGGTTGAAGGAATTGGCCAAGTATGCCACGTATGACTACGATTTCCGGATTCATGAAACAAAGGCCCCGTGGTTGAAGGAATTCTATGTGACACGAGCCCAATTTGGTAAAGACGCCCTTCCCATTCTTGCGGTGTCCGTCGAGGGTCTTGGCGTGTCCGAAGCACTTTACGATTCAGCCTGCGGGTTCCTTGTTTCACGCCGTGTCATGGTTGTATGTGATGAATCTTCACGAATCAAAAATCCTGAGGCAAAGCGTACGAAGAGGACGATTGACATTGGTGCCGCAGCCGAATATCGAATGATTCTCAATGGCACACCCATCGCTCTCGGTATTCAAGACTTGTGGAGTCAGTATGAATTCCTCGACCCGAACATCATCGGGTGCGGGGATTACTGGGCTTTCAAGACTCGGTATATCGTCATGGGCGGGTATGAGAACAAGCAAATCGTCGGCGTGCAGAATGTCGATGAACTGATGAAGGCAATCATTCCGTACACCTGCGAAGTTGGTAAAGATGTCTTGAACTTACCGCCCAAAGTCGCGAAGCCGATCTATTGCGAAGCGAGCCCGGCACAAAAAATGCTATTCAAGCTGATTATTAAAGGGCCGACCGGCCATCCCGCCGAGCCGATCATTAAAGTGGAGAACGTGCTCGAACGGAATCTCCGGCTTCAACAGGTGGTCGGTGGCTACTTGCCTCGTGGTGTGCCCTCGAAGAAAATGATCGATGGGATCGAATGCGAAGTGATCGAGACGGTGATTGAACCGCTGGCGGACAATCCCAAGCTGAACTTGCTACTTGACATGATCGAGGACAATTATGCCGGAACAAAGTTCATTATTTGGACCACCTTTGTCCACGAAATCGAGCACATCCGAGACACCCTCGCTAAAAAGTTCGGCCCTGAAACCGTCGAATGCTATTACGGAAAAACCGAAATGGACGACCGGAGCCGTATTGAAGATCGGTACTGTAACGATAGCAGTATGCGATTCTTCATTGGAAACCCTGTGGCCGCTGGTTTGGGACTCACTCTCATCAGCGGAGAGAATGACGCTATGGTCTATTACAGCGGGACCAACGCATACATCGACCGAGCCCAATCCGAAGATCGTGCTCACCGAATTGGCCAAAAGAACTCGGTGACCGTCATTGATTTGATCATGGAGCGGACAATCGATGAAGCAATCCAAGCCTCGATTGGCGAGAAGATGAATGTTGAGGAATATTTGATGACCAGAATTGCGCAGGGGTTGAGCATTTATGACCAAATGATGGGATGAAAGTAGGACTAGCCCTACTGGACAGTAGGACTCCGCCGTGGTACACTCGGTACCTGATAGATACATAGGACATCAAATGAACAACCCGATTGTTTGGATTGTTAAAGAGCAAATGATCCGTGGCGAGACGCAGCCAATCCCCATGGATTACAGCCCGGCCATGGCCTTTGGCGACATCGAGTTCATTACACATCACGACATGCCTTTGTACGGCAAATCCTCTGTCCAAGAACATTGGAACCATGATGTGCAAAGCTTCGTGAAGAAATACGATCCGGACCGTGATTACATTATCACGACCGGCCAACCGATGGCAATTCTTGCTGTTGGGTTTGCACTGGGACAAGAGGGCAAGTGCCCTCGGTTTCTGGTTTGGAGGCGCGAAGAGAATCGTTATCGCGTCGTGAATTTTGACTCTACACTCGCTTGCGAGTCGATCATTTAAAGGAATAGTAGCAAATGAGCAACCTCACTCTTTCCCGTTACGAAGGTCTGTTGGCCAATCTCGACGCTGGCGCCTATGAACTTCGTGATGCCGAGTTCTTCGATCTGGCTGAAACCCTCGAAGATGCTATCCTGTTTCTGCAAGTCATCCGGTCACTTGACATCTTGATTGACGACTCGGCCCCCGCCGAGAAGATGACGGGCGACATGGAAACCCTGCGTCAGCTTTGCGTCAAGATGAAGGAATTGCAGAACCAAGCACTGGTCCTTAAGGCCCAAGCTGCTGATGTCCGCATCCCGCTCGACGAATTGCGTCTGAAGAAAATCCCCGAACTGATGGAGAGCCTGGAGGTCAAGACCACGACCTTCACAGGCTTGGGGCGGGTTCAGCTTGCATCCGATCTCTACGCGTCAACACGCAAAGGCCAGAAAGAGGCTGCGATGCAATGGCTCCGTGATTGTGGTTATGAGGACATGATCAAAGAGACGTACAACGCGTCCAGCCTCAAGGCCCTGTTCCGCCGCCAGATCGTTGAAGGTGTTGACATCCCCGAGGAAATCTTCTCGGTTACGCCTTTCGTCCGTGCCTCTATCGTGAAAGCCTGATTATGGCCAAGATCGAGGTCCATGAAACCGAGGTCGCTGGTCAAACGGGCGTGATTCTGGTCGTGGCGCCCGAAATGCTGGATTTCTTCCGGCAAGTGATTGAGAAGGGCATGGCCTTTGAGTTCGGCCAACCCGCTCAGTTATACGACCTCACCGACCGGCTTCGTCTGGTTAAATCTTAAAGGAAGAGAAATGCGCAACATCCAGTCACTCCGCCCCGACACTGACGAAACCATTGAGCAAGAGATTGTTCGCAAGAAGCTGACGGCCCCCCGTGTGAAGCCCGATGATCTTGAGAACAACATCCTTACCGCCCAATTTCATGTGTTCCCGGGCACGATGTTGACGGTCTGTTGCCTGACATTGAAGAACGGTTTCACTGTTACGGGTGAATCGGCTTGCGCCAGCCCCGAGAATTTCAATGCCGAGATTGGCGAGCGCATTGCCCGTGAAAACGCCAAACAGAAAATTTGGCCGTTGCTCGGTTTCCGTCTGAAAGACCGACTGGTTGCTGCCGAGAAGATCGGCTTCGACCCGGCTGCTCAGCCCCTCTGATTTTCAACCCCCAGGAGATTATCATGCTGTTCCTTCTCGTCGTGGTCGGTCTGGTTGTCTTCTGGGATTGCTGAGTTCCCAACCTTTCACCCATCCTGTATCGGGCGCAGCGGGTGAATTTCAATCCAGCCCTTTGAAAGCGTAACATGGCTACCAAGAAAGCAGCAACCGAAGTCGCAGTTCAACAGTCCGGCGCTCTGGCGTTCGCGAATGAAGTACCCGACTACATCAAGCAAGGCGGCAATCGTGGCTCGGAAGAAGTCAAGTCCACGGACATGGTTCTGCCGCGCCTGGAAATCGTCCAGGCTCTGAGCCCGATCAAAGAAGAGAACGAGGATGCCAAGGAGGGCTACCTGTTCAATTCCGTGACCCAAGAGGTCATCGGTGATTTGGCCTACTTCGTGCCCGTCTATTTCCGCCTGGAATACCTGATCTGGAAGGATCAAGACCAGGGCGGTGGTTTCTTCGGCTCCTTCAATTCGAAGGAAGAGGCCGACGCCCGCCGCATGGAAGTGATCGAGGAGGGCGAGAATCCCGACTACATCGAAATCGTGGACACCCCTGTCCAATACGGCCTGCGTATCACCCCGGAAGGCGTGTGCGAGCAGATCGTGATTTCGATGGCCAAGACCAAGGCCAAGGTGTCCCGCAAGTGGAACGCGATGATCCAGATTGCTGGTGGTGATCGTTTCAGCCGTGTCTACAAGCTGACCACCTTCAAGGACGAGAACAAGAAGGGCCAGAAGTTCTTCAACTACGTCGTCCAGCCTGCCGGGTTCACCCCCGAGAAGGTCTACCGCGAAGCCGAGCGTCTGTACGAAGTTCTGAAGACGCAAGATTTCCGCGTTGCTCACGAGACGGTCACCGAAGTTGGTGAAGGTCGTGGCGAGACGGCGGGCGGGGATCGCGGCGAGATTTAACCGGTTGTCTCCTCCGGGTTTCGGCCCGGATTTCCGCCCCCGGTGCGCTTCCCGCAGTTGCCTATCGGGGGCTTTTTCTTATAGGATATAGCCCTATGGATTTTCCCCGTATCGATAAAGGAATCCCCCTTGGCCTTGACTACGAAACTTCCGGCCTCGATTACTGGTCCCCGGATTTCCGCGTCCACAACGTTGCTGTTGCCGTCCCGGGCCAATGCTGGGCATTCGATTTCCGCACTCACCCTGAGGCTGCCAAATGGCTCGCAAATTTGTTACCGGGGCGAGAGGTTGCAGCACATTTTGCGCAGTTTGAATATCAATGCACCCGTGTGCTGAAGATCGATCCGCGCTCGATTGACTGGTACTGCACAATGACTGCAGCCTGCCTCATTAACGAGCACGAACTGACTTATAAACTCGACGCTGTTTGCGCGATGTTCGGTGTGGACTCTGCCAAGTCGGAGAATCTGCGTCGGATCATGGACGCGCTGGGCGTCGATACCCCAGCCGCCGCACTCGCCGCCATCGGGCGGGCTCCCACCGATCTGGTCGCTACCTATGTAGCGGGCGATGCTCGCGATGCGCTGGAAGTATACTATGCTCAAAAGGCTGAAATAGCCCGTCAGGACCTGGAGAAGGTGGTTCGACTTGAGCGTGATTTGATCCCTGTTCTTGCCGATATGTCTTGGCACGGCATCCGGGTTGATCTTGAGGCCGCCCATGCCGCTATCCCTCAGCTTGACGAGCAAGAAATCAAGCTCCAAGCTGAAGTCAACGAAATCTCCGGAAGGAAGCTCAATGTCAATTCTCCAGTTCAGCTACGAGAGTTTTTTAAGCCTGAGCCCATCAACAAGTACCAATGGCAACTCATTGACGGAACCCTCGTCGGCCCCACCAAAGGTGGTAAAGGTCCGTCGCTTGACGCCAAGGCTATGCTTGAAATCAAGCACCCCCTCGCTGCGAAAGTATTGGCTCTTCGCAAGACCATCAAACTACGGGATACCTTCATCCGAGGTCATGTTATTGGAAGTGCTGATGGGGAAGGTTACGTCCACACGACGTTCAATCAAACGCGCAACGACGCCGACGCAGGCACAGTTACGGGCCGTCTCTCGTCTACCGATCCGGCACTCCAGCAAATCACGAAGCGTGACAAGCAAAACGCCTCGATTCTGAGGGCGATGTTTCTTCCGGACGCAGGGGATCAATGGCTATGCGCGGACTATTCACAAGTGGACTTCAGGTGTGGTGCGCACTTACAGAACGACCCGAACGTGATTGCGGCATATTGGAACGATCCATCACTGGATTATCACCAAATTGTGTCCGACATGACCGGAATCCCACGCAATGCACCGTATGCGGGTGCGCCATATACGAAACAGATCAACCTCGGCCTGTCGTTTGGTGCAGGTACGGGAAAATTGGCCTTCATGATGAACATGCCGTACACGGTGAGGGAATCGCGGGGCAAGATGCAGTATGTGGCAGGTCAGGAAGCGATTGACATCTTCAACCTCTATCACCGCAAACTACCTGCGGTGAAGGAATTCATGAAGAAGGCCGAAAATGTCGCAAAAGAGTCTCACTACGTTAAAACGGCTATTGGAAGACGACTACGCTTCCCACGAGGAGTTGGCGCACACAAGGCGGCAGGACTCCTCTATCAGGCTTACGCGGCTGATCTTCATAAGTTTGGCCTTGTTCTGGTCGATCGTGCTATACGGGATAATCAGCTACCTGCGCGGTTGATGATGTCTTGTCACGACGAAATCGGGGTGTCCATGAAGGAAAACCCCGAAGTTAAGCAAATCATCCAATCAGCGTACACGAATTTCAACTCCGAGACGTCACCAATCCGCATGCGGGTTCCCATCACCGCAAGTGGAGATTTCGGGGTCAACTGGTGGGAAGCTAGTAAATAGGAGATAGCAATGAGGCAGTCCAGTGGCGGGGAGCCCGTCGAAATCGCAGTCGTCGTGAAAAGAACGACCGAGAAAGCCATTCTCGTGAATCATGGCGTGCCTGAAGAGGTCTGGGTGCCGAAATCCCAAATCAGTGATTGGAGCGACGGCCCGGACGATGAACCGGGTTGCGGTACCACTTCTATCTTCATCCCCGAATGGCTGGCTATTGAGAAAGGCATGGTATGACTTTCCCGAAAGATGATGAGTCCGTAGCGAACTTGTTCGGCGAGAAATCGAATGATCTGGCCCAATCTTGCCAGTTGGTCATGGACCAACTGCTGAAGGCTATCGAAGTCCTGTGGGGCCACCGCTGTCATGCCGTGATTGTGGCCATTCCGATGACAAATGATATGCGCCCAGTCGGGATGCTTGCCATGGATTCCTTCGGTGGCAATCCTTTCGGGATTCTGGAAGTTGCTCAATATCTCGCCAATTCGACGCAGGAGAACATCCCCCGCGAGACTGAGAGTTTCCATTGAGCGTCATCGTCTACGGCCCCCAAGGCTGCGGTAAGACACTCCAGGCCGAGCGACTCCGCAAACATCTTAAGATGGAAGAGGTCTGCGATGGTGAAATGGACCCCTACCCCTTGACGATCAAACAGCAGGAAGAGTTCAAGGCCGGTAAGGTCTTGTTCTTGACCAATATCGCCCCCAAACAGAAGGATTACGACACTCGTTACGACGATTATGACACCCGGCGAGTTCTCTCCTTCGACCAAGCAATGAAACTTATGGAGAATAGATAATGGCACACAAAATCGATCTGGTCATGGACTTCCAATATGGATCCACCGGCAAGGGGCTGATCGCGGGCTATCTCGCCAAACGGGGTGATTATGACACCGCCATCTGTGCTTTTGCAACGAATGCAGGGCACACGTACATCGATGGGCCGATTCACCTGATGACGCAACAATTGCCGACCTCGATCATGAGCAAGACGGTCCGGAATATTCTTCTTGGTCCCGGTTCTGCAATCCATATCCCCACGTTCCTGGAAGAGGTCGCCCGTTATTCTCACCATCTGGTCGGGAAGCGAATTCTCATCCACCCCCAGGCCGCAATTGTGGAGGATTATCATGCCAATTATGAGAAAGCCGATGGCCGTACCAAGATGGGATCAACCGCCAAAGGTGTTGGTGAAGCGTACATCGAGCGCATTCGTCGTGACCCTGTCTTGGCAAACACAGCTGGTATGCGTGGTCGAGAGAACCATGAATTCGGCCAGTACGTCTGCTCCGAGCATGAATACCGGAACTGTATCGAACATGCCGAGAATGTGATCATTGAGGGCGCACAAGGCTTCAGTCTCTCGATGTACCATGGCCAGTACCCGTACACGACTTCACGGGATGTCACGCCTTGGCAGATCGCAGCGGATTGTGGGCTCCCGTTCAAGTGGGCTCCGTACATCGGAATCATTGGCACTCTGAGAACCTACCCGATCCGGGTGAACAATCGTGATGGCTCCTCTGGCCCGCACTACCCCGATCAGAAGGAAATCGCCTGGGAAGATATTGGCCTGCGGCCTGAACTGACCACCGTGACGAAGCTGCCCCGGCGCATTTTCACCTTCAGTGAGCAGCAACTCGCAGAAGCCGTGTTCCATTGTGGTGCTTATTGGGCCTCGGCTCGGCTCTTCTTGAATTTCGCGAACTACATGACCGGCCCCGCGCTTTGGGCTCTGATCGAAATGATTGAGCGTCCGAAGGAGTTGGCCTGGAATCGTCCGAGGATCGAATGGATCGGGTTCGGTCCCGAAGACAAGGACGTTGTGACCCGTCACGAACTGATCAATAAGGCTTAAATATGCTTGAGACAATTGACACCGTGGCCCTCGGAATCAAGGGCTGGGCCGACCGGGTTTTCCCGGATCGCACGGATGCTTCGATGTACCTGAAGCTTTATGGCGAAATCGCTGAAATGATCGACGCCGATGATGCTCACGTTGAAGGTGAAGTCGCCGACGTTCTGATCCTGATCCTGGACTTTGCGAAGCGGAAGGGGATCGATGTCGAAGCTGCGATCGCCCGGAAGATGAAGATCAATCAAGACCGCTCATGGGTCCGTAATAAGCTGGGTGCTTTCAGCCATCGCAAGGAGAACAACCATGAATGAATTCTACGCCTACGGCAAGGATAATGTCGGACTTGAAGCCGTGATGCGTCTCCACGCCGTGAAGCGCTGGCATATGATCGATACCACCCGTCAGCAGACGTTGGCCGAGCATTCAGCAAATGTCGCTCTTCTGGCCTATTATATCGCAGTGACCTCACCGGAAATGTTCTTCGGTTCTGCCCGAGGCGTGTCCGCTTACGCACTAGTCCACGATCTGGCGGAGGTCTTCACTGGAGATATCCCCAGCCACAGTAAGCGGCATTTGACTGGCGTGGACGAACTTGAAGAGCGGGTGTTGCCCCGAATGTTCCGAATTGAACATACCCGCAACGCCCAACTGATGGTCAAGCTCTGTGATCTGGCCGATGGCATTCGATTTGTCCGGTTACATGGGGTAGACGTCACGGCACGGCACGCGAAAGAGGGCCTCGAAAAACAGCTGGCTGATCGGAAGCAAGACGCTATCGGCATGGAATGGCCGGAGCATGTGCTTGACCATGTGTGGCAGGCCGTCAATTTCTACGCCTACGAACTTTCATGAACCAGCTTGAGCTTGAATTCCGGGGCGGGTTGATCAAGGATATGTCCGGGGTTTGGATTCCCACTATCCACGTGGAAAACCATCTGAATCCCGGCGTGCCCGATCTGTCGTACGTTATGAATGGTGGTGACTTCGAGACAGGGTGGCTCGAACTGAAAGCCATCAAAGATACCCCGCCGCCCTACACCTTCAAGCTTGAGCCTTCACAACATAGATGGATAGAAGCTCACCATCTTCGGGTGCCAGTTCACCTGCTACTTTCTACCGGGCGAGTCGTGTGGCTCGTGCCGGGCAAACATCATGGCATGTTCGCCAAGCCTGTCGGGCTTGGCGAACTTAGAATCAACTCTATTTGCGGGTTTCAGCGGGAGGCGCTTCGCCGCGTTCTGTACGACAACCTGAAAGTAGTGACTGACCGGAGACGTTCTTAATGGACTTCAAAGAATACAAAGATGTGAGGCCAGCGTTGTTGATCAAAGCGTGCCTCGACCTGATTCACGAACCGGGTGAAGTTTTCGAGGTTCGTATCCCGAAGACCAAGGCGGGGACGATCAGCGGCTATTTCAATGACACCACCAAGGCTGCCGCTCTGATCGCTCGGGAGAATGGCAAGTATCAGGCGATCTACGCGACGGTCAATCCTGTCAACCCGATGCTTTTGGCCCGGAACGAGAACAAGCTCGAATTCGGGTCGCAGACAACTTCAAACGACGCCGATATTATTCGTCGTCGCTGGTTTCTATTAGATTTCGACCCGGTTCGACCGGCCGGGATTTCGTCCACTGATGGGGAATTGGCATTGTCGCTGGACACTGCTGATCAAGTCATTGAATGGTTATCGAGTATCGGTTGGCCAGAACCGTTGGTGGCCGAGTCAGGTAATGGCATTCATGTGATGTATCGGGTCGACGAACCCGCCGATGACGCTTCCCGCATCGACTTCGAGTACGCCTCGAAAATGTTGTCTTCGATCTTCTCGAATGACAAGGTGGCTGTCGATACGACAAGCTTCAATGCATCCCGTGTCTGGAAAATTTATGGCACTATCAGCGCGAAGGGTTCCTCTACGGCAGACCGTCCGCACCGGGTAGCCCAGCTGATCCGTTCGCCGCGAGAACTCGGGATCGTCAGCCGGGAACAGATCGAGAATGTCGCCCGCCCGTTGCGGGATGCTAAGACCGATGAATACCGGGACATGTCTGGTGAATTCATCGGGGATATGACGAAGTGGCTGACTGATCGGGGTCTTACCGTCACTTCCGGGCCGCGCCCGATGTTCGGTAATGAAGGCCAGAAATGGACGATCACACGCTGCCCATTCAATCCGGAACACGTGAATCCGATGGTGGGACTGGTTAACAATCGGCCCGTCTTCCGTTGCCTGCATAATTCATGTTCTGCTTTCCGCTGGAAAGAATTTCGCGAGAAGATCGATCCGAATTATAAAGACCCGGACACCGTTTATTCCCGGCTTAAAGCGTGGTGTGAAGGCAACGACCCCGAGCTTGACGGTGATTTGGCCCAATCCGCCTGCGCACTCAAGAAGAAAGTCGAACCGCTGTTGAAGAGGCTACGCGAAGAATGCCCCCGGCCTCGCGTCAATCTGCTGGAAGACTTCCTGAAACAGGAACGTAAGCGCTTTATCCGCGATACCATCGGGGACAACAACGAGAAGGGCAACATCGTTGGGCTCATCAACCGGACGCGGATGTATCAGCAGGAGGGCTCTGTGCCAATGTTCTGGATCGCCGACTATGACCACCGAATCCGGGTGGGGGATGTCGGAGACATCGAATGTCCAAAGGTCACCGCAGAAGACGAGATCTCGTTGCTGATCAAGTTCCATAGTAACGGTGATTCATGGGTGAAGCAGTCTCACTGCACACAAGTCATCATCCATCTGGCCTCGGAATATCGGGTCAATCCGTTGAAAGCCTTCTTGAAGCAGAAACGCTGGGATGGTACGAAACGCCTTGACAATTGGTTGCCCGAGTACATGGGAACCAAAGACAATGAGTATACCCGTGCTATTGGTCGAAAGTGGCTTATTTCCGCAGTTGCCCGAGCCATGGATCCTGGCTGCCAAGCCGACCACATGTTGATCTTTGAAGGCGCGCAAGGCATCGGCAAGTCTCAAGCATTGCGTATTCTTGGTGGCCAATTCTATGTTGAGTATTCCGGTTCTGTCCACGGAGGCGGAACCGGCCATAAAGACATGGTGGCCGCGATCACGGGCAAGATGATTGTTGAAATGTCGGAATTGGCCACGTTGCGCCGTGCCGACATGGAATCCCTGAAAGCCACACTAACCACGACTGTAGATGAAGCCCGACTGTCGTATGAGCGTGATTCGAAGGCGTACCCCCGTACTTGTGTATTCGGCGGTACGACCAATGAAGTGGGCCAAGCATATATCGCCGACTTGACTGGTGCCCGCCGTTTCTGGCCGACGCACTGTGCCGAGGTTCATCCAGTCAAGCTGGAATTGCTCCGTCAAGATGTTGACCAGCTTTGGGCTGAAGCGATCGAATGCTACGAGAATGGTGAAGATTGGTGGTCAGTCCCCGATGAACTCGTGTCGGCTGAACAGACAGACCGTCAAATCACCCTCGAAGACTCCGAGCCCTGGTTCGGGAAGGTCCGAGCTGCACTCACAGACCCGGATAGCTATTCTGGCCTGTTTTATGTAATCGAGGAATTCAAATCCGGGGACCCGACCGGGCAGGTCGCGATCCGGGCGGGGGAAATGCACTTGTTGCTGGGAGTGCTGCTCGGAATCGATACAGCGCGTCAATCCGCCATTGATATCATGCGACTCCAGAAAGTGCTTCGCGGGATCGGCTTCAAGAAGAGCCGCCCCGCGAAGAAGTGGATGGGGAATACCTACGCCTACGATCTACGTCGTGAAGCGCTCCCCCATTTGTGGTCGTCTATTGAAGCTGCAACCAAGGCGATTAAATTCCCGAAGCAGGAATCAGTTGACCGGGCCTGATTTGGCGATGATTTCGGTCTTGCGGGCGCTGTCACGGGTGGTTCCAAACCAGAACGCCATGACAGCGCCCCAAGCCGTTGTGAGGGAACCGAGCATCAGAAGCAAGGCTTGGGAATCGTCGATACGCAGCCATCCCCTCATGATGCCCACAAGGATACCGAAGTATCCCGCCGTGACGAGGGATGAGAGTACTGCCGGGACCGGCGACGGCTTCGCCACCTGCATCGCACGAGCGTCTTTCCGATCCCCAGCAGCGATTGACTCTAGATCAGTGACTTGCTTGAACCCCAGAGCTTGCATCTGGATTGAGAATTCCTGATCCGCCTTTTTCAGAGCCAGCATCTGCTCAGGGGTGGCCCCTGAAATGGCAGTCTTCACGGCATCCACAGTCTTGTCGCTCAAGCCCAGAGCATTGGCAGCGGCTTCGACAGCCATACCACCGAGGGGACCCCCCAACGCCGTGCCGATCCACGGAGCGATTGTCTTGATGATCGCGGTGAAGTCCATCACAGTTCTCCAATCCTGTTGAGTTGCCAGCCGAATTCGAAGCTTTCCTGCGAAACATTCGCTTCAGCGATTTCCATGTATCGTACGGATTGCTGCGCATTTAACATCCTCAGAAGTACGGTTTTGCCGTCACTCCCCCGGACCTGAAGGAATGTCTTAAGCGCCGCGATGGTCATTTTCCCGATTCCCCCATCAACAGCCAGATTTGGGAAGAGCTTCTGATCCTGATTGAGCACATTCAGGGCACGCTGCAGGAATTTCCCCGCGACCGAAGGCCCCATGTTCACGCCAGTATCGAGCAACTCCTCTGCGATGTTCGGGTCGACTATCGAGACTTGATCGAAATGAGGCTGAAGCCAGAAACGTTCTCGGTAGATACCCATCGCCGCCTCTTTCGGCATGAGTTGCATAGACCCGGCATACCCGAAGGCACGGGCGGTGGCTGCTGTAATTCCCCAGATCGTCTGCCCGCCCTTATCATCGGGGTTGTTGGAGTAGCCACCTTCGCGGCCGACCAGGGAATTAAGTGTGTCTTGAAGATTCATGTTAATCTTTCCCCAGGCCGCCGAACCCACTGTCGGGGCGAACTCGCATCACCTTATCGACTTTGTGGTCTAGCTTGTCTTCAATGCGGTCTAGCTTGGCGAATATCGCATTCGAAAGTTTGTCGAACGACTCCCGGCTGACATACTGGCCAGCGACCAGGACTTTCAGATCGGACACTTGGGCTGCTAATTTGTCATCAGCTTGTTTCAGGTCTTTGAGGGCGTCCCACATCGCCTTCATCCACCAGCCGCCAAGTGCACCAGAAATGCCGATAGCGATATTAAATAGTTCTTGATTCATCTATTGCGTCCCCTCAGTTAATATTACCACCAACACGATACCAGCGGGTACCAGTAGACATCAGCAACAGCGTGCTTGTTGCGACCGCAACGAAATTGGCACCGAGGTCAAGATTTCCAGCGCCGTCGATGACGGTAGGGTTGCTCTGGAATTCAAGCGCGACGATTTTGCCGACCCATGTAGCGGGATCGTTGATCGTGCTAATGTTGGTGTTGCCACTGACAGAAATCCGTTCGACAACAGCGCCGGTCGGATTCGGCAGTGTTGTGACCGCGCCGGAGGCAACGGTGCGAAGCTGAGACACCACTGTTTGGACACCATTCGGAAGATACGCCTCCTGAGAAATCCGGATGTTGTTACCATTGACCTGCATATCACTGTTTGTGGTGGCGTTGCGCGCAATAACTGACCCCACGACAATGTTATTACCGCTCAAAAGAAATGGGATCACACCAGCAGCGTTAGTGAGATAATAAACGCCGCTATCGATCACCACGCTGTTATTATTCGCGCCAATCGCCACGACTACGCCACCGGCCCCGGTAACCGTCGCAAGACCGATTTTAATGTAAGCATCGACAATCTGTGCAGCGCCAAGTGCCTGGAAATTTACACACCGCTGCGCTGCATAGACCCAGGGGCAATCGATTGTCAAACCTACGACTGTGTTGACGTCAAATGCGTACCCAGTATGCAGGTCACAAATGCAGTTGTAGAACCCGGCCACCAGGAAGCCATCTGAATAGAATGCATTCGAACCAGACGCCAACAGACTGTTTGTTACCATCAGACCTTCCCCTTGGTCTGCCACATTTTTTATCGCCTGGATCGACGACACACCGCCGTTAACCACGAGGCGGCAATTCATCACAGAATTGTTGACACACTGACCGAAGTACCGGATACCGACGTTGGCGTTAACAGTGGTCACCCCGTCGACCACTGAACCATCCATATACTGGAAATCGATGGCCCGATTCCAGCCTTGCATATAGAGATTCTTGATGCGGGCGTAATTGTTTTTTGTCGCAAGTACACCGTTGGTTGTAATGCCATCAATTGTTCGAGGATCGGCCACCCCAGCATTGGTATAGCAGAACATCGACATATCTTCGATGATGGCGAAATCCCCAGTGATCTTAAAGATCGGAACACCCCATCCTTTCAACGCCGTATTCACACCATGGCCCCGAAGAACAACCCCTGAAGGTACATTCAAGGTAGTGCCAATGCGCGCGCCACCAGGGGGCAGACGACCTACTAATTTGCCCCCTGCGGCTGCTGACGATGCACAAGCATCAATGAAAGTCTGTAGTGGAATTGCGAGGTCAAGCGTATCATTCGAAGCTTGGTACGCCGCAATTTGCACCACAGTCATGAACTCGAAAGCATTGATCTCTTGCCATCCGAGCCACGATTTCAGAGTAGTCGCAACTGAACTTGTCAGTGCTCGAAGCCAGCCGATAAGTGTTGTGCCCTTACCAGCTGTGACTCCATTAGCCAAGTCAGCGCGCAACGCGGCATCAGTACTCGACGCATAAGTGTCAGCGCTGACCACATTGTCGACTGTCCAGATAAGAGAGTCGACAGAGTCACGTAAGATTACTTTATATGCACCCGACCAAAAAATCGTGGCTTCGCCGCGAGCGTCAAGAATGACGGGATTTGCATTGGGTACTGTACCCGCCGCGTCGGAATAAGTCGTCCGAGGGTTGTTCGTACCCGCATCGTACGTGTATAATTTGCCCCCGACAAGGGGAATCCCTGTAGACGTTGTGAAGCTCTGTTTGCCCTCAGGCAGAAGGGTTGCCATATTCGTTCCTTATCTATCGTAAAGGTCAGCGATTGTCAGACCAGCCCCACTGCCTGCAACTTGAGCAGCGCGACTTGGCGCGATCTTTAATAGATCGGAAAGAGTCTGAGGAGCAGCAGCCTGCATCAACCGGGCACCCGATGCAGGGCTATTGAGTACTTTGTTAGCGAGTCGACCGGAAGTAGCCCCCGCGAGCATGAGCCCCGCCACCGTCTGCGGGTCCGCGCCCGCCGCGAGGCCCCCGCCGCCCAGCACGGATAGTGCCAGCGCCCGCTGTGCCGTGCCCGAGTTCGGGATTTTGTCGAGCAAAAATTGCTTGCCAACTTGGGCGATGTCGCCCAGTTCGCCACGCCCGCCACGAGCCATTGTTTCTTTCCCGGCTTGCGTTGCGTTCAGACGCCCCATCAACAAAGCCGGGGAAATGTTGCCGTCTGCACCGTCTTTTGCAACCAGATCACGGACCGCCTTCAGATTCTTATATTGTGAGCGAGCGGTCGACCAAGCCGCTTGATCGGCGGGGACAATGCTGTGATCCATCGCCGATCGAATCGCGTCGCGCAACTGGCCGAGATAAACAGACTTTTCGTCACCACCCTTGAGCAGCTTCGAGAGTTGAGAGTCCAGAGATTGATAAGCGGCCCCCGGGACCGTACCCATTGTTGGGTCCATCTTGGACACCAGTTCATCGATTGCATTCGTCACAGCCCGATTCGTGTCTTGGGTGGCGAATTTCGTCGCGCTATTGCTCACGTTGCCGACATCCGACAATAACGCTGGAGTGACATTCAGGTTGTTGCGAGCCGACAGGTCCTCGAACTGCTTACCGAGCCGAGTGCGGGCGGCGTCATAAAGATCGCGAGTGACCTTTGGTGCATCCTCACCGAATGTTCGAGATACCGCCCGATTGAACGCGTCCTGCTGAGCTTGACGGGTTGCGGACGCACCAGTGAACGGCATATTTTCCACTGCGGACGCCAGCGTCTTCACAAACTTGCTGTCGGACAGCTGAGCCATGTTCACCGGAATACCGAGCGACACAGCTTTTTGATATAGGGCTGCGACTTCAGGCGATACCTTGCCAGCCAGTGTAGATACGCCATTTTTGATGGCTGCACCGGTAACTTGCAACGCCTTCGGCACCACTTGACCGCCGACCACCGAAGCAATGCCCGAAATCGCAGCCCGCTTCGCCCGCTCCTCGGGCGTGCCGTATTCCAGTGCGGCAGGCACAGCACCGGACAAGGCAAGCTTGGCAGTTGTGCCCAGAGCAGTTGTACCCGAACCTATACCACCGGTCGCCACAAGCGAAGGCAGCGACTCACCAACGGCAGTCGCAATAGGCCGTGCTTCCTGAAGGGGCTTATATAGCCGGTCCTTCTCATCAACGATACCTTTCAATACCTTCTTGGTGGACTCGTTATCGCCGGGGGCGACACCGAGCCAAGCTTGGGTCAGCCCATCGAGAATTCGATCGAATGTCTTACCAGCGCCGATCATCAGAGTTTGGCCAAGGCCGGGGGTGTCTTCAGGCTTCAGCTTGGTGGCTGGCTGAACACCCAGGGTCGCACCAGTCAGATGCTGCAGTAGTTCAGCATCTGAGTACCCAGACGCACGGGCCTGAGCAGCATTGAATTTGTTCTGCTGCGCCAAATGGTCGACAATCTCGGCGTCAGAATACCCCGCTTTACGGGCTCCATCAAGGTCAAATCCGGCCATGATGACTCCTTATTTTTGGAACGCACTAAGCGGAGGGCGGGTTTTCTGCGGAGCAGCAGCTGCAGGGGCTGCTCGACCTACCGGAGCCCCCGAATACGGGTCTGTGTTCAGGCTCTTGTATTTCTCTTGTAATTGTTCAAGAGTGTCAAGCGCCTTCAACCGAACCGAAGCCGGGACAGTGCGGTCCCCCACTTGCGCCGCCATCTGGCGGTACATCAAAGTATCTTTGTCGGATTGCGGGCCTTCCATACGGGGCACATTCGACGTCATCCACCCACCGATCGTTTCAAGTTGGCCCGCAGCTTCCGCGCCGGGGGTAGCAGCCCCAACGAACCCGGCCCCCTTATCAATCATCGCCCCCAGACCGCTGCCTGTGGCATGGGGAATCAGTTCTCGTGCGGCGTCGATAGACGCTTTGAGTTTGCCTTGCATCTGGCCCGCCTTCCAAAGCGGGGAGTCCTTCTGTTGAACTTGTACATCGGGACCGGCCATGATCGGTGCCGAAGCGAGGTTCTGCTTATTGACCGCTACAAGGCCAGTGGGGGTTTGTTCGATATGAACGTTTTGTGTCTGGAAATTCAGGTCTTGACCACGCTGAGTAGTGGCGTTGTTCATCCCCGTGGTCTGCAGTTGAGTCGCAGAAGACAGGCGGGCATCCGGCGTAGCCACCTTCTGCATCGCAGAACCCTGCTTGAACTGACCGGTCAGCGGATCAACAGTTCCCATCACGATTGCGCCGCCATTATCCACCTTCTCGAACTTCGGCAGTAGCATTTCCATGCGCTTCGAAGCGTCCATCACTTCGAGGCCTTTTTGCATCAGAAAATCCCGAAGATCAGCCGGGTTCGAAGGCAGCGCTTGCACCATGGCTTGGCCGGTCTTGCCATCAACCAATCCTTGCTGGTTCAAGGAAATAATCGTATTGATGACATCCTGGTGGGTGACATTCGGATTCTGGAGAAGCGAATTGATCGCGCCGCCTGTGACTTCAAGTTTTTGTTTGGCGACTTTATATTGTTCAGCTTGAGTTTGCGCCTTCTTGTAATCGATGTCGGTCTGGTCCTTGTCGGCATCGAGCATCGTCTTGCGATAGCCAGGGATCAGGTGGCCAACACCCGACGATGCCATATCATTCACGATACCGGCGTGATTCGGCGTACCATCTTGCTGAGTGTTTCGCTTGTAGATATCTGAAAGAGTCTGCTGCTCTTGTTGTCTACGGGCAGCGTCAGCCAGCTGAGCCTCTTGCATTTGACCTTGCAGAGCCAGATGCTTCAAAGTCATGGCCTTCGAAGCCATATCGACAGGATTATCGAACTGCGGAGGACGAATTTGGAGGGGGATAGAAGTGTCAAGCATTCGAATTCTCCTTTACCCCAGGTTACCGTACATTTCGGAAGCGGAATCGCCCCCCGCCCATGGCGTCGACGAGCCACCACCAAAAGAACCGCTGCCCGATGTCGCGGGTTTCATATTGTTGAGGTATTGCTGCTGCATATACCAATTGCCTAGAGACTGGACACCGTTGTTCACAGCGTTGGCCATGCCGACATAACCAGATGCGCGCGCATTGCCGACCTGCATCTGGTTGTTGCCAATGTACTGGGCGTTCTGGGTACCCATGTTCGCGACATCGCGAGTAGCAGTTTGGCCTAGCCCCGCAATAGAGGACAAGCGGTTGAATCGATTCGTTTGGTCGTTGTTGAACCGATTGTAAGCGTTACTGTATTCGTTCGACGCAAAGCCTTGGCCGTACCGGGTCAAAGCCTTGAGTGTGCCGCCGTTCAAAAGCCCACCACGAGCAGCAGCCCCCGCTTCAACTCCCCTCTGGCCTTCATCAAGCCGGAACTGATACCCCGGGTCTTTGGTGAAGTCGTCAAGAGTGAAGTTATGCGTGAACTCGCTCCCCGCTGCTGTGCCTCGACTCAAGTCCCCCAGAGCAGCAACCCCGGCGTCATGCCAAGGCATAGCGTCTTGACGATTCTGTTGAAACTGTGCGTTTGAAGTGGCAGACGCCTGATTCGCCGCGTTTTCTTGGGCGTCTGCTGCTTTGCCCGCCGCCATATTCGAGGCAACGCCACCAATAACCGCTCCGCCAATAACCGCTGCTGCGACCATGTTTATTCTCCAATCCACTTGGAATAATATATCTCAACTCGCTCGAAATCTAAGAATTCGAACAGAGCACTCGCATCGGCTTTGACTTTGCTACCGACGAACCAGCGCTGGACGCCGCGTCTTTTCAACTCTTTTTCAACCGCCCGGAACAGACGAACACCGGGAAGTCCTTGTGCCCGCTTATCTGGATGGATATAAAATATATCCATCGTGCAAGTCAAGCAGTCCTTGTAATGCAGGCCGGGGGCGACAAATCCAATGAAATATCCTACCGGGGCACCCAGTTCACGCATCGTCATAAACAACAACTCGCCTCGGGCTTCGCGAGCTTTATAGATGTCGTACTGAGGGTTCAACGGGACTTTGTCCTGATTCAACGCCAATTCCGCCCAATGAAGGGGGAACAGAGGACGGAATTCCTCTAGCCTCTCGGTGAAGGATTCGATTTGACAAGTCAGCATGGCTTGCTCGTCCGGATGTCAACGATCATATGAATCCGCTCCGTGTCACTGTTGTTAAGCACTTCATGCTCGACACGATTATCGAACCACCAGATGTCGCCAGTCCTCATGTGGACCCACTCTTCCCCTGCCCGAAAATTGGAACCAGGGGCCGACTGCAGCACGATATGAAAACGATCCCAGTATTCGGCATGAACGGGGGTATCGGCGTGAGGGAAGATTCGGCCTCCCGGATTCAACTTATTAATCATGACCCGGCCAAGGCGTTCGCCCTGGACCGCAGCCATCAGATTGAATACAAGAACCCGTGCTTCTGGCAGGTCCTTAAACACAGGCTGATCGTGATTCTCATGTTGATCAAAATTAGCAACATGATTTTTCAACGCTTCTTCGGTCGCGTGGACACTTCGGTCAGGGAATCGAAGAATGATCGATTCAGTATCTCCAAAGGGGCCTTGGGGATAATCCCGGAGATACGTGTCCTCTTTCCAGATACTGTGCGATTTTTCAAGTCGATGAATGGCCAGCACCAGCGGGAGAACAGACGCGTTTGTCGCAATTTGAAGGAAATTTTTCATGGTACTTCCGATTCTACCACACCTGTGCCATGGAACGCAATCCCTGGAACCCGTTCATTCAGCACTTCTACACAGCCCTGAATGAAATTCCGCCGAGACTGAAATACAGATTTCCACCGCTCACGTAAGTTACATCGCTGTTTGGCAATACATCCGCTCGACCAATCCCTGTGTCCGTGATCACCGGGAAAATTTCATTACCAGCGGGCCTGAATCCGACAGGCAAATTGAAAATAGGGAGCCCCACTCCAGCCCCGCTTTTAACAAGACCTCGAATCATAACAATACCATTAACATCCTTTTCGTATGTCGGTGCCGTGAAAGGGGCACCGACATACGAGCCATCCATTCAACAATGCTGACGGCGTGAGAAAAGGTGAAGGCGGTTGAATGGTCTGATATTCACCAGCGTGGGGCATGATTTTAGCTCACTTCCCGACCACTGGCGCGGATGGTAATGGCAGCAGCAGTACCAGCCAAAGTACTGATAAAGTCGCCAGGGTTCAACACATGGCCCACAACTTCGGGGAAAGTATACGTTTCACCGGGCTGGATAGTCTTGGCGCTGACGATAGTGTTCGTGACACCAGCAGCGCCTGCATTGGGGGCCAGATTCACTGTCAGGGTCGCTGGAAGAGCGGTGGTGTTTGTGCCAGTGAACTTGTCAATAATGGTCCGAGTTCCCGTAGGTGCAGTATACTGCGTGGTCTGAGCATTTTGGGCCTGGAGGGGGTTGAAAAGAGCTTTTGCTGTGACAGCCATGATATGTGTCCTTTAGATCATTGTACCTTGTTTGATAGAATCGACCTCTTTAGTCAACTCCGCGATAGAATCACGCTGGGCAGCCACTTCTGCCGCCAATCTTTCAACCGCTTCGATCAGGATTTGCACGGGCTGTTGCTGAAGAGCTTGTTCCACTGAGAACAACGCCGCATTTGTTTCACTCGTACCAGCATCTTCGAACAGACTGGCTTCGACCCCCGGGATTCCGGAACCGATAGCCCCGCCCACACGCTCATACACCTGCTGGAAAAATAGTAGCCAGGGGCGCGTAAAGGTCTCAAAGCCTCTGTCATCCGTTTGGGTCGCGGGCTGACGTTCAGCGGGAAATTTAATTGCGCTCATGAATTCCCCACAGTAACATCGATGTTGGCATCAATCAAAACCCGTTTTACCGGGTCAGTGATCGTGACCCGAAACACTCTGGACCTCGACTTTCCGAGCCTGCGGAAATTGACACGAGCCAATCTTTCACCCAACCTTCCAAGGCTAGCTCGAATTTCATTACTCCATGTATTACCGCCATCGTTGCTCCAATCGAGCATGACTTCGGGGGCCGATCCTGATCCACTGACATTACCAACCCCTACTTCCATATCGATCCAAAGTTTATGGAAGAACACCCACACATTACCGTTCGCGATGTAGGGGGTCTGACGAATTGCAGGAATTAGGTCACCATTATCTGTGTACGTGTCCAGGTCAAGAACATACACATTGCCGTTTTCCCAATCACCCACCAGATTTTCGCCCGCAAATGCCATTTGGCAGTTGGAACGATGCCGATTGAGTGACGCCGACACCGGGTTACGCCAAGCACGTTCATGCCATTCATCCGTAGACACGTCATAAACCCAGGTCGCATTCGCGGTTGGAAAATTCAATACATAGAAACTATGACCTTCTTGCTGGTAGGCATATCCTATAGCATCGCTAATGGTGGTATACTGGTTGATCGCATATTCTACAGCGTGAGTGCTCACACGCTGTGGTTGATACCCCTGTGCTCGTTGCACCATTCCTTGCCCACGTTCGTCTGCCGTGAGCCAAAACACTGTATTGTCTAGCTTGGCAGGGCTGAATTTCGCAGCACAGCCCTGTTCGATAAACGCGCCTTGAATTCGCTCGAAAGGAAAATCCGGGTTTCCACTGTTGAAGAAAACTTCTGTGCTAGTTTCCCCGAACAACCAAATCTCTCTGTGGTCAACCAACAGGGACAAAAGAAGATCGGGAGCCCCTTCGGCCGTTGCGAAATCTAAGCTATCGATGTCAGTGCCGTAAATCTGGGTGATTTGAAACTGACCTGTGCCGGTTTTATTAAATGCAAAATACCCATCAATAAACGCAACCGTATCAGCGCCTGTGAAATCTGAATCTGTGATTTGAGCCAATACACTAGTTGCCGGGGTGAAATAGTACCCGTTCGGCCCGGTGACAATCATGATAACTGTGCCATTACTGGCCATGCTCACCGGGGTGGTAAAGTCATCGACCAGCCCCACCAGTGTGGATACACCAGCGGCAGTAACTGTATACAGTTTGCTGCCGGAAACAACCAAAGCAAGATTCGCATTGAATCGAATCATTCCCCGAATATTTCCCCCGACGAAATTCTTCCAAAGTCGTAGTCCAGGTGTACCGTATAACGCTGCTACATTTTTGCTTGTCCCAGACTTACTAAGTTCTGGATATAGATTCACCGTGCGCTGCGCGTCAAAGAACTTCGACCGAGTGCGATAACTGCCGCCAATGAATCCTGGGAATTTCATGATTAATACCCTCGCTGCCAAATAGCCGGGCCATCATCAGTCAACACACTATCAAACGTCATGACCGGGGGAGTCATATTCGCGTTCTTGATGTTGCCCTTGCTGTCCCGCGCAATGGTGGCTACATCGACTGCAGGAACCATGCCATATTCAGCAGCTAGATGAACCGCTAGGGAGTAACGCAATGCTTTCGCATATCCCGGAGGATAGACCAGTGAAGTGGCGAGATTCGGAATTTGTGTCAGGATACGACCACACGACAGAGTTATCGGAATCACATTCGAAGGCACAGGCCAGAGTGTCAAAAACCCAAGCGGATTCTCGTTCACATACAGCATTTGCTCGATGATGGGCTGTTGCTGTGATTTCAGAGCGATTCGGTTGTAGGCCAACTGATCGACTACTTCGATCTGGAAGTCGACCCCGCCGAAAGTGCAGTAACCGCCGAACACATTCACAGGCCGGTCGGTATTGAAATTGCCCCCCGGCCCCACTGTATACAGCTTCTGGCCAGGGACGGTATTGAAAGTCTGGTTGGAGGAACCCCAAACTGCAAGCCCCTCCAGCGACCACCCCTCAAGTACATCGTTCAAAGTGTTCAGGGCGTCGTTTGCTTCGTCAGCAGTCGGAGTCTCACCAGTCGCAATCGCGCCGATGAGCCGCATGGCCCCCTTAATTAGGTCCAGCGCAGTGGTCGGGCTTGGCATAGTGAGACTCCTTATACTTCAGATTACTTCTTGGAACCGGCCTTGGAGACAGCCGAGGCCAGCTCCTCGGAAGTATCCGAGAGAGCACCCGCTACCTGAGCCGCTGCATCAGTGGTCGAGCCCGACGCGGGGGCGACGGCTGCGGCAGCCGAGGCACTCGGAGCGGCCCCGATGCCAGCGATGCGGGCCTCGACCTGAGCCATGAAAGCAGCCTTTTGGGCTTCGAACAGGTCACGTTCAGCTTGCAAAGTAGCCAGAGCAGCCGAAACATCTTCGATGGTCTTGGCTTCGGTCTTCGGAACTTCGGAACCCGGCAGGGGCTTCGGGGACCAATCACGAGCCTTCAATTCATCTTCCTCTTCTTGGGAGTGAACCAGGATTTGGCCGATGTTCGGGTTCGGCTGGAACCAGCGGGGGAACTGGCTCTTCGGTTGAAACACTTGTGCGAATGCAGCCGCAACGTCAACAGGCATGTTTTGATTCGACATGAAAATCTCCAGAATTGTTTGCGAAAGAGCCCCCGAAGGGGCTCACCTGATTAGGCGACTTGGTACTCGCCCGAACGCATCAGGCACATCCAATCGATCGCCACAGCAGCAGTTGCGGCAGCGTTAAGAGTGAAGGTGACCTGCCCCGCAGCCGGGGTGATCCGAGTGATGTACAACGCCGTACCATCAGCCGCAGCATTCGACAAGTAGGCATTGAACTTCGACTCAGCGGTGAAAGCCGGATTGGACACCACAACTGAAGTACCAGCTGCGGCGATACCAACACGACCTTGCATTTCCGTGGTAGAGACAGCGCCCGGAGTGACGGGACCAGCTGAAGTGGTGGCTAAGCCTTGCGCGATCAGCGCGGACTCGACAGCCGTTTGGAGCTGAACGATAGCACCGGCAGCGTAACCGGCGTAGGAGCGAGAAAGCAGAATCATGATAAAAATTCCTTGAATTTGAGAAAGAGCCCCTTCGGGGGCTCCGTCAATTACACTGCGTAGAGGCAGGCCAGTTCGGGGTAGGTGGCAGCCCAGCCGAACAGAACGTCCAGACGCATGATATAATTGTCATTCACACCATCGTAGAACTCCGTGACCTTGATGTTCATGCCCTTATAGGACTGAACAGCCACATCGATCACACCCTTGCCGCTCGGAGGAGCGTACATCGGGACCATCGCCAGCGTGAACGCATCCTTGTGGTAGGCCACGTTGGCAGAATAGGAACCCGAGGCCGTGCCGAAGATCGTGAACGCAGCGCCGTTGGTCGGCGAAGCGGTCACGTTCTGGAACGCGCCCGAAGTGACAATCGCCGGGGAAATCGGCAGAACCGTGGCAGCGGCAGCAACGTCAGCCGTCACCGTGAACTGCATCAGGGTACCGGTCGATTGGCGCGATTGGGGGTTGACCGCGAACACGCCAGGAAGCGTGATCTTGGTGCCCTTGGTGATCGTGCCGCCCAGCGCAACAACAGTGATGTTTGAACCGGTCTGGCCCGCACCGTTGACGTTGGTACCCGTGACCGCTTGCGTACCGTTCGTGTGAACAGCGACGTTCTGGTCCATCGCATAAGCGAGGCCCAGGGCATCCACCAGCAGACCAGAACTGTACTGATCCGACAGGGTCTTGCTGTTATTGAACAGACCGGCGAAGCCTTGCACCATCGCGCCGTTCAGAGCTGGATTGGTGATCAGCGAACGCATCTTGTCGCGGGGCGCTGCCATTTCATCCAGACGCTGATTCAGCGTCGTGGCAGCAGCCAGGGCCAGCGCTTGGGTGGTCGGCGGAGTACCGGGGGTGCCCAAGCAGTTGAACGTGGCCACACGGGCGAGGTCCAGACCTTGACGATCGATTTCGTTCGCCACCGTGGCCATCGCAGCTTGGAGCTTTTGGCTCATTTGCTGCAGCGACAGGGTGCGCTCGATACCGGTGAAGTTCAGGTCCGTACCGCCCTGTTGCAGGGTCAGCGGAACGGTGGATTCGGCAGTCGCTTGGGGCACAGCAACACGGCCAGCGCGGTAGGTGTAACGCGGCGGCTTCTTGATGTTGATGGTCTGACCCGGCGAATAGCCACGGGATTGGTTTTGGGTGAACTCAGCCTCCCAATCGCGGTTCACACCGCTGGAGAAGCTGAGGATGTTTTCCAGGACCGCCAGGGCTTCTTTAGCGATGATGGAGCAGGTAACAAGACTGTTGGACATGATTTCCTCGAATGGAGTGGATTAGCGCCGATTGGCCCAGCCCGCCCCCTGAGCCTTTCGAGCCGCAACATACTCGTCCATCGACATCTGCGAGAGGTCTTTGGAAGTGGCACGACCTTGGGTCACGGGGCGGGGAGGCGTCGGAGCCTTGCTGACGTTGGGTTGAGCAGCCGGGGCTGCGGTTTGAGTGGTAGACGAGCTTGCCGCGATATCGAAAGCCGCTTCCAGCTTGCCGATTTCTTTGGCCGCTTGCTTTTCGGACATCCGATTCAGCTTGTCGGCAAGTTCAGGGTCCTTGGCCAGCTTGTAAGCCAGCGCGGGGCCGTGATCGCTGTCGAGCAGTAATTCGCCAACGTGCGGGGCAATCGGGATGTCACTTTCACCCACGACCTCATCGTAATCCTTCAGAACCGCCTTGGTGGCGTCTTGGCGTGCTTGCCAGTTCTTGGTCCGGTCCGCTTCTTGTTGGGCAGCAGTTTGCTGAGTGGACTTTTCCTCGATCTTGGTATTCACGGAAGCGAGGGCTTTTTCAACCGCTCGATCGGATTTCCAATCGGTCAGGGCTTCAACATACTCGTCGTACGTCTTGAACTGGTCAGCTGTCGGTTTTGCGGGGGCAGCCGCAGGGGCCGGAGTTTCGACAGTGGACTTGTTCGCGCTTGCCTGAGCAACGCCGCGCCAATAGGCAGCTTCGCGCTCAGCTTCATGGCGCTTCCGGACAAGCTCATTGATTCGGGGCTGGATGGGTTTCTTGCCCTGTTGCCCTTCATTTTCGACTTGACCTTCTTCGCCATTCTCTTCACGTTGGCCTTGTTCGTTCTCCGTATTGACATGCTCTTGCGAGCCGCCGTTGTTGGCAGAGTTTTGAACTTCGGTGCCCGTGGTTTGGGTTTCAACTGCTTCTTGGTTAGCGTCAGACATGACGATTCTCCGGCCCTATGTTTATTCGCCCGTAGGTAGGCTCTGCCCAATCTGCGTATTCTCCTCGCCTGGGTCCGGCGAAGTACGGTTTTCTTCAATCATATCCTCAGAAGCGGCCCCATTGAGCGGTTCCGGAGGAGTGAGCTTCAAAAGCATGAATTCAATCCAGCCCTTGATTTCTTCGACATCCTTCTTGGCATCTGCGCCGATTTCAGCAACCTTCTGATCGAACATACCCTTGATCTGGGCGATTTGTTCGTTCGACTCAGCCTTGATCTGTTCCTTGTCGATACCGGTCTTCAGACGTTGATTCTCTTGCTGCAGGCCCTGAATCATTTGATTCATCTGGTCCAGCTGCTGCTTGATTTCAGGCGGAAGTGGTGGGGGACCTGCCTTAGGGTCCTTCGGGTCATACCGAATTTCGGGCGGGATAGTGCGTTCAATCCGCTGGGCGATTTCTTGCGCACCGGGCCAATCCATGGCCTTCACGACCTTGTCGCCTGCGATGTCCATCAGCTTGGGCCACGATTGGCCGAACTGAACCATCGCATCCGAGGCTTGCTGGCGCATCGTGGTGTATGAAGGCCCCGTATCAACAACCACACCATACTGACCGACCGTGATGTCGTTCAGTACCGATTTAATCGCCGCCGAATATTTGCCCTCGGACTTCGCTTGCTCTTCTTGTTGCAACTGTTGGGCCTCTTCAGGCGACAGCCGCTTGTTGATGGTCACCGGAACCACTTCACCATCATCCCGCATGATCTTCACGACCCGCTCAGTGTCGTAATAATGCGGGAACATATTGATCAAGCAACGCCCAACGTGCCGAAGGGTTCGAGTCAATCCGTCCTGATAGTGGAAATTGGCGATATTGCCCTGCCTTTGTTGGGCGAGTTCCTGCTTACCTGAGGTAGCATTCCCAGCTGCACCTAGCGACGAATCGAACAGACCAGTAGTGGCCTTGATATTGTCATTTGCGTGCATAGCCATCGTGAGCATCCCACTCGGAATGTCGGCCATTGCTTGACGCTGCGGAGGAGGAGCCAATTGCCCATCGACAGTCGTTGGCTTGTACTGGAGATACGCGAAGCTGCGGACGTTTGCCTGCATCCACTCGTTCTCGTGATCTTCGAATTGGCCTTCAGCACCAATGAAGGGGGTCTTCGGGCGCATCGCTACTTCTTCGGTAGCCGAAGTCATCCAGAAGTCGTACATCAACTGCGGATCGCGGGCATTGCGAATCAGACCGCTGCGAATGACCTTACCATCGATGTCCAACTCCGAACCGTAGACCGGGAACACCGGAATCCAATTGCACATGATTTCTGTGCGCTCCAGGATTTCGTGAGCGGTCAGCTTGTACCACATCACCTTCTTCTTGAAGCTGCGGCGCTTGTTGACTTCGGTGATTCCAGAAGCCTTCAGATGCTCAGCCGAAGGCATTTCGTCACGCCAGAACACACCGCCATCCGACAACATGACCAGTTCGGCAGGTTCCCGTTCAATCCGGTAGAACTCAGCCACTCGGATATAGTCTTGGGCCAGCCAGTTGACCGTGAAACCGGTCGCGCCGTTGATGGCGAGGCTGTCCGAAGTCGCCGAAGCTTCCGGATATTCCTGCTTGAACAGCTTGCGATCCATCTTCACATGGATCAAGCAACGCTGCTGATCCGAACCATCCGGTTCCGTGCTTCCGGGGTCGAAAGCCACAGTGAACGGGTTCCGAATGCGCTTGTACTTCAATTCCTGGTAGAAGGACTTTTCATCGCAGTATTCCGGCATCACCCGGAAGTACCCGAAGCCGATAGCGGCCGCCGCGTTCACAGCCGTGTCAGTGGCGACCTCAGCATTCGAGTCATACTCGATGTGCTTGATCATGCCTTGAATCACTTCGGCGGTCTGAATGTCCGCACCCGACCCAACAGGGCTCACCTTGATGCTGGCCCGGTTTTGACGTTGTTCATTCGTGACTTGGTTCAGGAACGTGGGCAGCTTGTTGACCGTCAGACAAGGCCGACCGTCCAACTCGCGCTGACGCTTCTGCTTCTCGGGCCAGTGATTACCTGCAAGATATTGCAAGTCGACCAGACCTTCTTTGAAGTTGTCACCGTCAGCTAGAGCACACAATTCCAGATAATCGCGAGCGTCCGCGATGATTTCCGCATCAGTCTGCGACGAGTCCGGAGTGTCGTCGGTAACGTCCAAGCCGTTGTCAGTCATGGCGCACACTCTCAATCACTGCTTGGGTCATCGGAGCCAGCCGCAAACCCACTCTTGGGGTCGCTCCAGGGGCTCTTGCAAGCAGCTTGGGCTCATGTTGAATCACTTGGAACCCAAAAGTGGCGCAATACCATGCTTCGAGTTCTTCCTGGGGCAAGTAAGCCTCTTCCGACTGGAAGTAGGGCTTCGCGAAGAGCACCAAGGTGATTCCCGTGATATCTGCCTCGCGGCAGATAGAGTACATGAGCGACGTTGCGAACCCGCGATTGCGGTGCTTAGGATCGGTCCAGAGCTTGAACACTTCGCGAGTGCCCGCCCGCATGTGTTCCGGGAGTGCCTCGCAAATCCGAACGAGGCAGGAAGCGCCTCCAACTCGGCGGAAGCCCGGCTCCATGGGTTTAGACTTCATGATAATTCCCTTTCTGGTTGTTTTCCAGGCCCGAAATCACACGAGTGTTCGCGCCAACATGAAGCCCGCAGACATTTTCGCCTTTGAGGGGCACGATGTGATCAACCACAACATCGACCCCATTATCTCGACACACTTTCGCGATCGCGTAATTACAAGCAAGGATTTGTCGGTCCCACCACCCGAAGTCTTTGGCGGCCTTCTCAGATATCAGCTGATTTCGAATCCGGGCACGAATAACTGCTTTCGCGGCCTGCTCCGGACGGGTGTTGAACTCCTTCATGTACTCTCTATGAACGAGTCCTTGCCGATACGCCCGACGATAGTCCTGATGACAACCGACACACCCACGATTGTTTTTCCGGCGCAGCCCGTTCAATTCGGGGTGACTACCACAAACAGTCCCGAGATACTGGGTACCTTTGATGATCAGCCCAACCATGCCGCGCCCTCAAATTGCGGCCTTTCGACCGGTTCGACATTCTTTTTGCCCGACACGACACCTGGGAACAATTCCGTAAGAGCCCAGAACAGCGCGTCTGCGCGGTTCGGAGAATTCGGACCCAGGTACCCAACGGTCGAGAATGCCGTCAATTCATCTTCGAGGGGTTGGAACACCCCCACATGACGAATCTTGCCTTGCTCATACAGCGCCGAGAATGGTTCGGCACGAACCACCTTACCCCGAGTGGCCGTCACCATTTTAAACGGCGTACGCGGGCGCGAGGTCATAATCACGTGCTTCACCATCGCCCCGCCATAGTTCACTTCACCGACCATGATGTCAGCTTCGTGACGTTCGAACGCATTCGTTGCAATCTTCCCCCAAACGGCGGGGCCCGCCTTGCAAGTGGGGTCTTCCAGCACGTATGCGATGCCATCCACTCCAAGCCCCGCGACCATGATACCAATTGCGTCATTGTCCGCGTTGTCGCGATCACCGCTACCTGATGGGTCGACTGCGACAACGACACGTTGCATATCAGGTAGCTTACCATCCAGAACACGCCACTTATCAATAGTCTCGTCAGTAAAGAGAGCATTTGGGGTGGCGTCCGCAAAATCACCGTCACGAAAGCGCTTACGCATACGGGCCGACAAGGCTCCAAGGGTATCCAAGTACCCAGCCGTCAGATTTTCCCGGTTATCTTCCGGGTTCATCTTGAAGTATGCGTAATCGCTCGGGTTCGGCAACGGTTGCCGCGTTTCGGGGTCTTGCTTCTGGATGAACTCCCGATAAGTCCAGTGGTTCTTGTTGGTGGGGTTGCAGTCGTAGAAAGCACGGGGCTTGAGGATACTCGTCACGACTTCTTTGTCCCCATCCATCACCTTGGTTTCGGCAAGCTCGGCCAGACGGGTGATTGCCGTATCTCGCGCCTGCTTCGGAATCTGGCTGGCCTCATTAAAGAGCATAGTAGAATACTCTTGGCCCAGAATTTTTTCAGTGCGCTCTTTATCGTCCAGACCTCCAAACCAAAGCTCTGATCCGTTGGGGAACGTCACGTACCAATCCGTCTTGGAAAGGTTGTACATCACTTCGGGAAAGCACAACTTCATGACCTTCGGAAATGTACCAAGAATCACCGAGGCTTTCAAGTGGTTGAAACGGAACCGCAGAATACAGTGATGTGAATTGGGTGCCTTGAGCGCACGCAAGACAATATTTCGAACGTGAAGGAACGTCTTTCCCGAACGGGACCCACCGTAAAGCATATTATGCGTAGCCCCACCCGCAAGGATGGTTTGCGCCTCCAACTGCTTCTCAGTGAATTTAAAGACTTTATCGGCCACTTTCCTTGGCGTCCTTATGTTTAAAATATTCTACTTGTGCGAGGCGCTTTAACGCTTGACCCTTTGTCAGATTTGGTTTCGAGAGCGGTTTGCCCAACTCCGACAGTACTTTATATCCTTGGGGGGTCTTGCGAATCATGACTGATCAACCTGGTTCAAAAATTTGGAACGCGATCACCGATGTATCAAGCACCTGGGCTGCACCTGCCCCGTCTCGGGCGGTGATCGTGAAGTTCGTACCCACCGTACGAGTGATCGAATAACTCGCCGCGACAGTGCCACCGTCTGTCTGGCGCTGTACAAAAATTCGGCTGTTCGCCGTGATTGATGTATTCGCGACAGTCACCACGCCTGCAACCAAAGTCGCAGTTCCTTGCTTGCCGTTCGCACCTTCCGAGACTTTGAGCCCCGCGCCTGGGCGAATGACCGCAAGACCGGTGGCGTCAATTTCAACGCGGACATTGTTTTTGGTAGTAAACCCACCTGTCGCCAATTGAATTTTGTTTGCCGTACCGGTCGAATCGGTCGCCAGAACCATGTTACCGGTTTTGCCTGATCCGGTTGGTGAGGAAACAAAGAAATATCCTTCGTTCGCTACTGTCACCGCATAAGCAGCTTGGGTAAACCCGCTTGATGTCATTCCGATATCCGCCCACCCGGCAGCATCCGTACCGTTGTCGGGATATGCGATGAAATCAGCGGACGCATTTGCGCCACTTGATTTGTTCCAGTTGTACGCTTGGGTGTAGTTATTATTGGATGACACCGTTGCGACAACTGGGTTGGTCGCATTCGGAAGCAGAGATAGAGTATTCCCCAGCACGAGAGGGCCAGAATTCCCCGTTACAGGGTCAGTTGGAGCCTGTAACGCATCTTGCCACCCGTCAATCAAATCTCCGGGGTTGTTTGCTGTCGCAAAACCTGCTTGAATGAGCGAACGCATTTGGTCGAGCGTACAGTTATATTGCGCCCCCACGTTCAGAGGACGCCCGTATTCGTCAAATCGACCAGCTTTTGTGATAGTACAAATAGGCATGATATTCCTTTAAATACTCGCATCTTGATGAGTCGTGATCGAAATCATGACCATCGGGTTACCAGCACCAGCCCCGGAACCATTCTTCGCCCCGGCCCCCTCTTTGCCGATATATAGACCCGCGACACGTCCACGAGCTTCATCGGCATTCAAAGCGACCTTCAATTGGCCCTGATCTTTTGCAAGATCCCGGATATCCGCCAATTCGACTAGATGGGAACCCAAAGATACCAGAGCGCTCTGGTGAACCGATTCCGTGATATCGCGAATACGGAGAGCAATCTCCGGACGGGCCATCAAAGCCCGTGCCTTAGCCACCGGGGTGGTGTCACTAATCCCAAACGCTTCCTCGTACGCCTTCCGCAAATTGCCGCCATACTCGATCATAGCAAGGGCGAACATATCCTCCTTGGCCGTCAGCGGAGGAAGCGGCTCTGCAAGCTCCACGATCCGTCCACCTGAAGCAGATACTTCATATACTTCGGTGACTGGAGCGAGTTCCGTAGACATAGGCGTGAGTGTAGCACACACGAGGAAGCGTGTCAAGTATATGGAAGAGTGATTGCACGAGCGTCAGGGGAGGGGCGAAGCCCGGTAGGGCACAAAGTGTGGGCCATAAGTTACAAAACTTGGAGAGTGCCACCCTATACGGGTCCTCTTGCCGAGCACCGGCTTATCGCGGCGAGGCTCAAGGCTCCGGGTACGGAATTGCCGGTACCTCTTCTGGCGGGCCCCCTGGCACGAGTCTTGCCTTAGTGAGCGCTAACTGGGGCTCTACTTCACACTTCGGCCCCTTCCGTTGGATGGCCAACAGGCCCAGAACCCTGGCCCAAACACACCACTCGACGGTGCTTCAAACGCCAGTCGGAGAGCCAACGCCAATGATGGCGACAGCCCCGGGACCCCACTACTCTCCTCTCACTGCACACATGGGGGCTCCATATCGTCTCCGTGGATATCGGAGCTGTGATGTATAGGGTGGTATCTGACCCACTATGTGACAGCTCGGAACCCACATCTGTCATATCTATAGGAGTGGGTAGGATGGGGTAGGAGCGACCCGGGACAGGACTACCTCTCCGACACCTGGAGGGGGTAGGAGCGCAGCCTGGAGTATCCTCCTATACCTCTACAGGCAGAACCCTACCTCTATATACGGGGCGACTCGCTTGCCGCATTCGGCACCCCCATCCCGGTATATCTCCTCTATGTCACAGCCCATCGCCCCTGGCCCGTGAGCACCGGGAGAGGAGAGTAGTGCCTACTCCAGGTCCGGTGTCTCTGGTCCGTCATATAGTGGGTCCTCTCTCGTCGGTGTCTCCTCCAAGGGGCACCAAACATCGTTCCCGCGACGCTCGCGATACTCTTGAATCAGCTGAACTCGTGCTGTGTTCCAATATCGTCCGTACATGCTCGACGCGATTTTGACATCACCCCCCGCCTTCAGGTAAAGGTCGACAGCACGACGACGGATCGCAAGTTTAAGCTCTTCGTTCATCTTCATATGTTCACGACGATCGGCCAGCGCTTTTTTGCGTGCTTCCTTCGCTTCAGGCCGCTTGGCACTCTTTTTACGATATTCGCGTTCGCAGGCGATACATCCGTGTGTCTTTTTGCGTCTTTTGCCCCCTTCGTGAGGGTGCTTCGCGCAGATTTTACCAAGGAAGTAGTTCGGCCCCACTGACGCAGTGACGGTCAGGCTTTCTTGTTTCACGTGGAACTCCTTTTCAGGTTGATGAGAGCAGATAGTGTACCATGAGTGGGCACTACTGTCAACCCCTCTTCCCCTATCTCGCCTGTTGTTACACCTTGTTACACCTTGTTACACCTTGTTGCAATTTCGTGGCCTCCAATTACTTGACGCCCTGTTCTCGCCGTGTTATACTATAGTCATAGCCGATAGGAGATCAAGATGACGACCGACCAAGCCCTGACACTCCTGCAAGAAGCAGCCACCTTCGGCACTTCCTACCAGAAGCGCAAGCTCAGCACCATTCTTACCCTCTGGCGCGCGACTCAAGCCGACCTGCAGGAAGGCACGATCCTCGCGAACCTCAGCCCTGAAGACTTCCGTAAGACTCTCGAACTCGCGGTCAAGACGGTCGGTTATGGCGTCTGATCCCACCCGAATTAGGGGGATTGACAAGCCCTTCCCCCTGTGTTCCAATAGAATTGTTCCCCACCAATAGCCCGATAGGAGATTTCAAAATGGCAACCACTAAGCGCGCAGCAGTCAAGCCCCTGAACATGACGCCCGCAAGCATCCGCAAGGCGTCCGACGCCGAGAAGGCACGGAAGGCAGCGAGCAAGAAGGCCCTTCACGCCGACATCGAGGCGAAGAAGCAGACGGCCAAGCCTGCCAAGCCTGCCAAGCCTGCCAAGCCTGCCAAGCCTGCCAAA